AGCTATCAAGAGCCTCACGCCGCAGGAGTACGCAGCTACCACGGCGGCTAAACGAAGAGGAACTAAAAAAGGTAAGCAGTTTGTATCCCAGCCCAAAAAAATAGCAAAGAAAACACGTAAGTATAGAAAGGTCACATAATGCCAGGTTCAAAATATTCACCAAAACAAAAGAAAATAGCTAAAGCAGCATCACCTCGTAACAAGATTACTGGCGCAGACTTCAAAGCTATGAAGAAAAAGAAGAAAAAGTAATGGCTCGTAAGCGAGACAAACAGCCACCAAAGACCAAAAAGTATTTTCGCTCTACAAAAAGTGGGGCTGGAATGACTAAGGCTGGTGTCGCTCGTTACAGAAGAGAAAACCCTGGCAGTAAGTTAAAGACTGCTGTTACAGGTAAAGTAAAGAAGGGTAGTAAGGACGCTAAAAGACGTAAATCATATTGTGCTAGGTCTGCTGGTCAAATGAAGAAGTTTCCAAAGGCAGCCAAAGACCCTAACTCACGTTTACGGCAAGCAAGGAAAAGATGGAAATGTTAGGATAGCTTCATAGTGAATATGCCTTCGGGTAAAACCCTGACTTGGAATTGGGAATTATTAGGCCCTCTTTTTTTCACATAGTAAAACTTAGCATAAGCTAGACGCTTACATAAATACCTGTATTGCTTTGTGTTATCAATTAAATACAAATCACCATACTGTGTTGTTTTCATCGCATGGTTCATAGTTGATGTGTCTTTAAACATAATGGGAATACCGTTTCTTATTACCATTACACACCAGCCCTCTTTTTTCTGGCTTCGTTTTTATATTTATTAGATACGCCTACCCATCTAGCTACATAGCCACCTCTTTTTTTCTCTTCATATTTATGGAAATTTATTACTGATTCATTTAGTTGTTCTAATTGTTTCTTGAACTCTTCTACGCTCATTTGCATCCCTCTTGTTTTTGTGAAAGCAATCATCATCCCTGCTATAATCGCATAGCACTTTATTGCTTGCTGTGATTACCCAATCACCGTCTTTAACGAAATGTTTTCTGCCGCAATAGTCGCAAGTAATCTTGCGCATAGCTAACTCACGGCTACTTGGCCCCTTCTTTTTAACCATCTATAATTCTCTTACTGCCTACTTCTATTAGCTTTTCATCGTCCTTAACTTGAGAGCCAGTCGCTGCATACCCAGCCATATCAACATATGAGTCTTCATGGTCAGGTGTTTCTATAAGTCTGGCTAGCTTTACACTTATCATCATGGGCGCTACTTGGTCAGGACGTACCTTTGTTTGCAGTATCACAGACCATAAGTCTGCTATGCGTTTATGATTTGTATAGGCATCGCCATATGCAGAGCCTCGTACAGTTACAGCATCAAGTGCCGCTTTTAGTAAGTCTTCTTTGTTCATCTTAACCTCATAGTTAGTAGGGGTTGTCTTAATTTGCCATATACAAAAGCGCTCAAAACGGAGAGGAAAAAGCGCTCGGTAGGCTTGGCTTTGACAGTTTCGATTACTGCATTAAGACGCGATTCGCCACACCCCTTGGGCAGCGATGGGAGGTACAGCCTACCTTATGAATTAGAAAGGAATTTCATCGACTAGCTCTTCATCAGACTTTGCTATTTCTTTTTTCATGTCATAGCCACCGCTACTGCCACCACCTGAAGGCAAGGCATCTGCTGGTGCTGTAAGTGCTACAGAGTAAGTGCCATCATCGTTTTCATATAAACGTGCGTAGTATTTTACGTCACCATACAATGTTATGTCTTGGTTTGCGCCATCTTTGTAAGGCTTGAATGATGCGTTACTCGCTAGTGCTTTACCACCATCATCGTTTTTCCATAGCTTGATTGTTGCTACTTTTGTCCATTCTCTTACTGACATTTTAGTTTCCTTTATAAAATTTAGATTCGTAATTTAAAAACATTTCTTTAAAGTGCTTTGCCCTTTTCGGGTCTCGTTTTGTAAGCAATTCGAGAAATGCTTTGTTCTTAATGTAGATTGCATTAACGTCTGAAACACTAACACAAGCCTCTAACTTGGTTCTGATTTCTACATAAAGCCTTTTGTCTTTGGCTGCGTCAAAGTCATCAGTCTGTTTTATTTCTTCAGCCATTGCTTTGACTGGCTTTGTACCCTCCTTTTCTTTTGCTTCTTTTATTGCTTCTGCCTTGCGCGGTACAGCTTCCATCTCGTTAGCTGAGGCATACTCGCCACCCGACAATCCTAGTGAACTAAGCGCTCTTCCGATTGCTGAACTTTCACAATTCTCTAGGGCAGATGTAGTGTTGACTAATCCTTGACCTCGTATTTCCTCTGCCATTCCAGAGCCTATTACCATGCCATCTGTATTTGCGATGATAGCTTTAATAACAACTTTATTACCATCATCAACTAGGATAGTTGTGTCAACCCCGAAGTCAGTACCAAATACCTGTCTGAAGGCTTCCATCCTATGCACGACTTGCGTGTACATTTTGCCGCCACGTTGTTTAACGCCATGCGATTTGTTTAGCTCGGCAACTTTTGCCATTGCTTCCTTTAAATCTGCCACCACTTCTTCTCCTTTCTTTCATTCATTAAATCTACTACCTTTTCTATCAGTTTCATGTTCTCTTCCAACTTATCGAGGCGCATCTCAATAGCATCTCTGAGCAGCTCATTGTCTGTTACCATTTCTTTTATTTCAGATAGGCCAAGTTCCTCTCGCATCTCTTTTGCTTTGGCCATAAATGTAGAACTTTCTACAGTTGGGACAGTAGCTTTATTAAAGTAGGGATTGCTTTCTAACTCAGAGCGCTTCCATACGTAGGTATGTGGGCCTCGTTTCCTTGTCCTAACTTTCATGCTAGGCTTTGGGAGACTGCCATTCTTTACTTGGTAATAAACACTGTTCCTATTTATGTTTAGCGCCTTTGCTAAGTCTAACGCTGAATAAACTTGTTCTTGCATCTCTTTAACTCCATTCATGTTTTGCTATTTTAAGTATCTCAGGGCCATGCCACTGTGATATCTGCTGAAAGTCTGGATACACTAGCCCGAAAAGATTTTTCCAAGAGCCATTGGCAGCCTTCAGCAAATTCTGTATAATGCGCCATCGGGAAACAACTTCCTGATAAGCACCCTCTAAATTTTCATATGATAATGCCTGACAGTTTTCTTGAGTGCAGATGTTATATCCATCTGCTGTCACAAAGAGCAATCCAGGCGTATAACCAGTGGCCTTCCAATACACCGCCTGTTGCATCACTTGCTGTCGAGTTGGTTCGGTCTTTGGTTTAGGGATACGCCAAGTCCTCGTACCATCCTTTCGCGGTGGGTTACGAGTTGGGAAACTGCATTTTAAATCTAGCTGTTTGCCATCCCCTGCAAAGTCTAAGAACAGCATAGTAGGTACATCAATGCCATCTACTTCTAGCCATCTCTGAAACTCGCCTTCCAATTCACAGCCATTATAGTATTCCTGCAAGCCTTGCACTGCATGATGCACCATCTGTGGGATATGGTTCTTTATTTCTTGGTAGTCTTCTGCATCCTTACCATCGTCAAACTGGCGCGGCTGGTATGTCATAAACTCGGTCATAGCTTTTCTAATAGCCAAGTCTATATCCATACCTTTTTGCTGGCCTTGTATCGGGCTGTATTTATCAAGCCCTAAATGCCAGTCACATGCCATCTGCACTATCTGTCCAGCTCTAGGTTTGGCTGCAAACGGAAAGTAAACGTCATAATCTTTTCTGATTTTTAATTTCAACACATGCTCATCAAGTGGCTGTGTTGCACCCGATGCACTGTTATGTGTAGCACCGAATATTTTTCTGTATTCTGGTATATCTTGTTGCATTATATAACTTCTCCAGTATGTCTATAAATTTGACAGTAATGAATGCTTTACCATCTGTCAACACTATGTTAGAAAAAAAATACAAGGGGGAAAAACTTTTTTTTATTCCCCCCCCCTAGAAGAAAGGTGAAAACATGCAGTTACTAGACTATTTAAAACAAGAGGGTATATCTCAGGCTAAGTTCGCTCGTAAAATAAAGATGTCACCAGCTGGTGTTTGTCGTATAATCAAAGGCAATAGGTTTCCAAGACCTGAAACAATACTGGCTATTGATTTCTGGACGCAAGGGCAAGTGACGCACGATGACTTTTACAAACAGGCGCAAGCCCAGCAACAGAGTGACGTGTCCCAAGTGTGATGGTGAGGGTTGGTATATTAATGTTGTCTCTGCTGTCATCGCTGATATCATTCTTGAAAAAGAATTTGACATGGATTGTGAGCTGTGTGAAACGCTCGGATACATCCAATCAAGAAACGACAACGAGCGTATTCGGCTCATCAAAATCCATTAAAGTAATCTATATTAGAAAAGGGCATCTGCCTGGCAGTGAGTGGTATGAGCGTGAGTTTGTTCACAGCTATCACCATGATGCAGGCGGCTATGCTATGGCTGTAAAACATGACGAACGGAAGAGCTAAAGGCGCGGCCTTTGAAAGAGAAGTTGCAAAGCTAATTGACGAGCATCTAGGCATTAAAGTTGAACGTGACCTAGAGCAATATAGGAAGGCAGATAGAGGTGACTTAATAGGATTAGATGATTGGACTATTGAGTGTAAGCGTTACGCCTCTACACGAGGCTCTAATGGCGGTTATAAGCCTGAATGGTGGGAACAGGCAACCAAGGCTGCCAATGCTGCACATAATCAGCCTGTCCTAATCTATAAGTATGACCGACAGCCTATCAGGTGTGTTGTGTTGTTATCTTCGATTAGTCCTGACTATGCAGGGAAGGATAATACTGCTACCATTTCTCTATCTACTTGGTTCATGTTAGTAAGAGAATGTTTGTAATCATCATACTTATTTGCTTCAGTCCTGACAGGTGCTTGTATGCGACAAGTGATGAAAGTTACAGTAATTTACGACAATGTGAGATTTCACTGCCCTACAGAGTAGAAGAAATACAGATTTTAACTGAGCTATCCGTTGGCTTCCCTGTCTCTGTCGCTGGGCAGTGTAAAGTTTTGCAGTCTGTTTAATGGTGATAAAATGTTTGTAATGTATTTGATAATGCTGTGTTGTTTAGCTGTGCCAGTGGCATGCCTAGTCTATCTGCTTATAAATGATTAGGCTTTGCATCTAAACATCAATCTGTAAAGACGTTTAATTCTCATCTTTTTATCATAGGCTTTTGCTCTTTCTCTTAAGCAATATACGCAACCGTTATTTGATACTAGTCTTTCAAATATATGACCATGCTTGCAAGGCTTGCCTGTAAAGTAATACTTTAAGCCTCTCTCTATCGCTTCTTTTTTGCTAATTATTTCCATTGTAATTCTCCCTATTGACGGTCAATAAAAAATATGATATTGAAATTTTCATTGTTCACATGGTCGCGCAACAAACATTGCTCTGCCATGTAGCATTGCTCTGCTCATTGCACTGCAAACCTAATTGTTATTTATATATAAAACATTTTCATTGTGGTGCATTGATGCAGTACATTGAACACGGCTCTGCTCAATGCACTGCAATGATTGTCGCGCGACAATGACTAATCTATCCTCTCTACATTGTATGTGCCACCCACACAATAATCATCTGGGTAGTTTTCTATTATTTTTTCGGCTTCTTCGGCAGCATCTTCCTCGTCAAAAGCTTGCACCTGGACAATATATTCCTGCGTCATTAATACTCTATAAGTCCTCATTGCTCTATCCTTCTCAGGGAATTGTATAATATTGGTCAACTAGACCTCCACAGAATTAAGATTGCTAATAAGGTAAAGTATAAAAAGCTGATTATGTATATATCGGTCATTATATTTCGCCTTTATACAGATGCACTATTGGTTGTGCCTCTTCCAAATCAGCTACATCTAATCCATCAGCAATATATGAGTAGTCGTTGTTATTCAAACGAAACTCAGCAACAGAACCATCCTCATTACGGACAGGCTCATCTGTCTCACAGTCAATGGCGTAAAATGTCATATCCCATAAGCCGATTGCATATGTTTTGTTTGGGTCAAACTTTCTATTCATTAGGTTTCTCCTCTCTATTCCTCTTCTAGTTTAATTGAGCTTATTAATAGCGATACCGTTCTGGGTATCGGCACCTCGCCTGATTCATAGTAATAGATAGTCCTGATTGATAGTCCTAATCTATCAGCCCATTTCTCTATCGAGTAACCGAGCTTTATCCGTGCCTCTCTGAATAATTCTGGTGTCATTTATCTATTCCCCAATTCTCATTAACTTCTAACCAATGCGGTTCGCTTGCGTGTTCTATTCTGCCTACACCATAGCAATAGGTGTTTTCAAAATCCTTAACGTCAGCTAACACATCTAACGCGCCTCTTTCTGTGTCTGTTACTTGCCATAAGGACTTTACGCGCCCTGTTTTTGGCTCTAATTTACCCCAAAATGCTACATACATTTTTATTCCCTTTCTGTTTCTGGATACATTATTTGCGCGACTGTATTAATAACTGTCCAATTTATTCCTATACATGCATCATGTTTTCGGTCTAGTTTGTGTAGTACGTCAGTCGCTTGCTCTCTTGTCAGCCAATTACATTCTTGTAGAACATCATCAACCGACCAATAAATTGCTATTATCTCGTTGTCATTTTCCATTGTATTAACTCCATATCACTAGCACTAACCATGCTACGCCAAAAATTGTTACCATGAATATTATAGTCGCTATCGCTTCCGCGAACTTTTCAAGATTGCTCATTGTTTATCCTCTCTTTATTAAATCTATTACTTGCTCGAAATAATCTATCAGCTTTTCTGGTGTGTACTCTCTTTGATATTGAGTACACCTAGTCGTGCCTTTTACATTCCCACAAATAGAACGCAACTTGCCCTTTTCACAGTAATGTAATGTCTCGTCTTTCTCTGGTAGTTTTGGCAATGCCTCTCTATCAATGCCTTTAATGTAAAGTTTTGTTTTCTTGTGAGCGACATGGCCAAAGTCGTATTGGTCTATCAGTATTGTAAAGCCTCCGAATTGGTCTGTTTCTCCAACATTCGGCAAAAAGCTGCCGAATAGCCTAGAGCCGTTTGGATGCTCTAAAATGCCACCTAGCTCTCTTATTTTCTCTATTGACCATAACGCTAGACTAGCCTCGCCTTCTCTAACATTATGAGCCATGTGTGATAATCTACCCCAAGCTCTGCAAGGTGGATGACATATTACAGGTGTTGAACCATTGTAAGACAATGCGTCTCTACTTTGGTCGTATGAATCCCATTGCTCTCTCTTTTTATAGGCGCTATCAGCTCTTACAAATAATGAAACGTATTTAATATTATCCATTAATTAATAATCTATCAGCAGATGCGATAGCCTCATTAATTGCCTCTTGTTTATCATCGGTAATGTAAAAGCTATCTGCTATTTCTTGTCCGTTTAAATATGAGGTTACAAGGTATCGCGCCATATCTTCGCGCTTTGCCTCTTGGTCATTATGAAACGCCCATAGCTGAACATAGTTTTCCCCATTGCTATCTAAGTCAAAACAGACAGAACCGCACGTATCATTGTGATAGCAACTATCTTGCCACTCTATAGACTTGTTTGTTGTTTGCTCGTTTATGTCTTTGATAAGCTTTTTAAAAAATACTGTTGCCTCTGGGTCATAGTACCAGTGAATATAATTGTTTGTGTTTTCCATTGTTTATCCTCTCTGTTAATTATGCCGTTATTGGCGTTTTAAGCTCCGTCTGGTGCTTATCGTTGCCCTAGCGTGTATAACTAGGGCAATCATAAACACTAGGCTTTCATTGCTATTCTATCGTTGTCCTGCATCCATTCATAAACCACACATTCTCCGACTATATAAGCATACATGTTTACTACTTGTTCGGGGTTGGATAAGTCTGTTGATACTTGCCCAAAATTATCTTGTTCGTATTCTTTTATTATATTGATAACTTCAAACGTTTTATCAGCTAGCCATTGCACGGCTTTATAGGTTCCAATAATGTAATAGTCTGTATTAAAGCACTCATGGTGCAAGTCTTGGTAATTGCGGTAAATGTAAATCGCGTCATGGTCTTCTATAAAGTTTTCAAAGTATGTTTCAATTTCATCGTATTTGTAAAAGTTTTCCATTGTATTATGCTCCTATTGCAAAATGCTTTTGCGCTTGTTCTAAATCTATTACATACTGTGTTTTACTTAATAAGTTTTGGATGATAAATGGTCTTTTCCTAGCGTTAACACTAAATCCGACTAACGAATATTTACCATCATGTAATTCGGCTATCTTATTTGTGTCTAACTCGTATAGGCTCGCATATTCCGCGAGGTCTCGCTCTTGTTTAGTTAATGTGCCTTTTGGTGCTATTGTTACCTTAAAGGTTACATCGTGGTCGTTAAAAGTTGCGTTGCCTACTTCTACAGTATAGCCAACATCAAATTGCTTACATACTTTGTTCAGTTCTTCTCTTAATAGCTTTGCTTCTTGTTTGTTCATTGTATTATACCTCTTCCAATTTAATTAATGACCATTCGGTTTCCTCAATATCTTTTAATTCTTGTTCATCTACAAAATATTGTGAGTGTTCGACTGTCCATTGTGTTCTACGTTCCACAATGTTTTGCATATAATCTAGAGCTTCATCAAAATCATTAAATAATGCTTCAATAGGTTTTGGGTCTAAATAGTCAATTTTTGATGTTACAAGATATTGTTTCATTGTTTTATATCCCTTTTATATTTGTAATTCTGAAGCTAAGTGAGACACTAGCTTGTCATAGTCTGGATTCTTTGGTGACAAATCGTCATTTGTAAGAGCCACCCATATGTCAAAAATGACATGAAATTCTGTTTCATTCATGTCAGAAAAATTAACGGTCATTAGCGCGTCATATGTTTGTTGTGATAAATTCATTTGTTTATATCCCTTATATTACTGTTAAAACGTATAAACCGAGCATCCACCCAAACAAAACGATGAACCCACCAATAAATAAATGTAAGTCTTTCATTGTATTAACTCCGTTGTTTATTGTTTAATGCAATCCTTGCATAGGTTCAGGTATAACGCCTGATTTGTATCTGTCAATAATAAAATGCAATAATTGCAAAATAAATTTAATAGCACTAAATGTAGTGTACATCATTGCCAGTCAACGCTATATATGGTATTGAAACATTGTTTATTGCATGACACATATTTCAGGTTGTGTTGCTGTAATGTATTGCTAGCAATGGTTGTAGAGTTATGAGCTGTGATTAAATGGTGGTTGGATTGCATAACTATCAACACACAAAGCAAAACAATACACGCGCAACATTGCAATCAATGCCGACAGCTCGGACAACCGACACAGGCAATGTCAGGGCAAAACAAGACCACGGAGGGGCTTGCCCAGACCCGACCACCCCCAGGAATCGGTGCCACTCTATATATGTGTTAATCAGTCCTTCCACACTCACAGTCAGGAGTAACATGACCAAGAAAGAACTAGTCCTGAAAAGCGCTGATGTCATTGAGCGTATGCTCACTGAGGGCAGCACTACTAAGGACATAGCCAAGAAGCTCGGTGTTAGCCGTACAGTGTTCTATGAGGTTGTTAATAGTAATGATGACCTAAAGAGATTGTACAAGTCAGCACAGGCTGCACATGCAGCAGAGTACAGAGAATACTATGAAGCAGCACTGCATGGCTGTATGACAGGGCAGAGAAAGATACCGCCAGAGTATTTACGTGAGTCAGGCTCACATTCTAGATGGTTGTCATCTAAGGCAGAACAAGGCTATAAGGATGAAAGCAAAGCCATGATGCAGATTAAGGATGGCGATAAAGAGATTAACATCGGATGGATGACGAGTGGCTCAGATAACGATACCGTATAAGCCTCGTGCGCTCCAGGCAGAGATGCATAACAACCTGAAGCGCTGGAATGTTTTAGTCATGCACAGACGTTTTGGCAAGACTGTTTTTGCAATTAATCATTTAATTAAACATGCTTTGACGTGTGAGCTGCCCAGACCAAGGGTTGCTTTTATAGCACCTACCTTTACGCAAGCTAAAAGAATAGCATGGGATTATGTTAAGTATTATGCTGGTGTTATTCCAGGCATTAGCTTTAATGAGACCGAGCTGCGTGTAGACTTTCCAAATGGCGCTAGGCTGATG